ACCAATAATAGCATCGTCAGAATCTGCAGTTAATAGAGTAGTTTCAGAGTTTGTGATTTGTGTGCCAGTTGATTCAAAATCCTGTGCCATTGTTTATTTTCTCCTTATTTATAATATTATACTCGTGTTTTTAAAAATGTCAACATTAAAGTGCAATTGCCATAGCGACAGCAAAACCTGCACTAGCAGCACTATCTATTTGTGTTTGTATAGCAGATGTTACACCAGATAAATAGCCTAATTCTGTATCTGTTACAGTTGATACAGCTACTTTTCCAGAACCATTAGCTATTAAAGCTCTAGATGCTGTTAAATCTGATGAAGTAATAGTTGTTGCAGCACCAGTAATTGTATCTTCTTTAGCATTTATTTGTGTTTGAATAGCAGATGTTACACCATTTAAGTATCCAAATTCTGTATTTGATATTGACCCATCATGAATTTTAGTTGCATCAATTGCAGCACTAGCATTAATATCTGCATTAACAATAACACCAGATCCAATAGCAGCAACACCTGTATCTGCAATAGTAATATCTCCAGATACTACATTATCAATCCATTTAGATGTACCTGTATCATAAAATAATAATGATCCATCTGCAGGAGTTGTAATATTAACATCTGTTAATTCTGATAATTCATTAGCTGTTGCAACTTGAGTATCTACATAATCTTTTACAGCTGCACTTGTAGGTAAAGTTGTATCATTATCATTTGAACTAATACCTTCTGATTCAAGTATAATTGCTGATCCAGCAAAGTCTGCTACTTCTAAATTTGTAATACTATTTCCAGTACCATTAGCATCAATAGTTTTATTAGTTAAAGTATCTGTAGTTGCTCTACCAACTAATGTATCTGTAGATGTAGGTAATGTAATTGTACCAGTATTTGAAATTGTAGATATAACTGGTGCAGTTAAAGTTTTATTTGTTAAAGTTTGAGCTGTTGATAAATCAACTGTAGTTCCTGTATCTATGCTTAAAGTTACATCACCAGTTGTACCTCCACCTGATAAACCTGTACCAGCATTAACTGCAGTAATATCTCCTACAGGTATTGTAGCAACTTGAGTATCAACATATGCTTTAATAGATTGTTGAGTAGCTAATGCAGTTGCACTATCAGATGACATTGTATCTTCATCTAATATCGCTGTAACTGTTGCACCTGATGCTAAAGCTAAACTTGTATTTGCAGTTAATGTAGTAAATGTACCAGCAGCAGGAGTTGTACCCCCAATAACTGCATCTACTGTACCTGCATTAATATCAGCAGTATCTGCTACTAAGCTATCAATATTAGCAGTACCATCAATATATAAATTTTTAAATTCTAAACTAGCTGTACCTAAATCAATATCATTATCTGTTATAGGTACAATAGCACCATCTTCTATTCTTAATTGTTGTACAGATGAAGAAGATACATTTACATAAAATTCTAAATGGTTATTAGAAGTATCTAATAAAATTCTATTATATGCATTGCTATCTCTTAATACAGATACAGGCCCACCATCACCCGCAGTACCATCATGCGTGTGTCCTGTGCTTGCATTAAAGGCAGATATTAATTGATTAAATTCATCATTAGTATCTGCTGCTGCAATAACGTCACCTGTTGTATAAGTTGACTGTCGTGTTGAGTATCCTGCCATTTTATCTTCTTCCTCCTGGAGTAAATTCTAATTGAAATCCTTTAACTGAAAATGAGTCTGCTTGGTTTCTATCATCTATTTTTAAAGCGACTGCAAATCCAGAGCCTTCTACTGTTTGTCTTATAAGTGGTGTTCCTGATGCACCATATAAACCACTACCATATAATGCTGTACCATATAATGCAGCACCCCCTGCAGATTGAATACTTATTGCGTTTGGTTGTGGGGTATTTGAGTCATCATAATTATATCTTACAGCTAACTCAGCATCAACGGTTGTACCTTCTCCTTCATAGTTTAGATTAACCCTTTGCATATATTTTCTTAAACCAGGATCACCCATAACCATATCTGGAGATCTATAAGTAGCTACAATTGTATTATTTGCAGTTCCATTAGCAAATGTATTACCTACTTCCATTTTATAAATATAACCATCATAGCCACCAAATACTTGAGTTTCTACTGCACTTATAAAATCTGAATCTGTACATGATGGTTTAATACCAATCATATCTGAAAACTCAAAACCAATTTGTCCTGTATTAACATTTGCTTTTAATACACCAATAACTCCTTTTGCTGAACCTTGTGCTCCTGCAGTTGTTGGATAAAACAATCTGTATTGAGATTTATCTCTAATAACTAATGATGATACTCTATCTAAAGTTATCTCATCAATTCTAGCTTGTATTTGTCTAGAAATAGAACCTAGTTCAACGTCACCAATTCTAGCTGTACCAGCAATAGTTCTTAATCCATCTGGTGCTAAAAATATAACATCACCACCAATCTCTTGAATACTACCACCATCTCTGCAACCAATATTTCTAGTTACTTCTTGTACTGCAAAATCAGCAGAAGAAGAACCTAATAATTTATAAATTCTATCTTCACAAAATATAAATAATTCATTTCTAAATACTCTTAATCCTACAACATTAGAGTCAACTTTAAATGAACCTGCACCATCAGCAGTAGTAAAATCATCTTCTGCAAAAGGTGCACTAAATAAAACTTCTTGTGGATTAGTAGCACCAGCATAAAACATATGGTTTTGAAATGCTTTTACAAACTTAGGATTTGTAGGTGCAGTTCCACCATCTGTTGCGTTTATAGGATCTACAGTCCAACTAGTATCTATTGTTTGTGCAGCTGAATGTCCTGTAGCAATTATAACTTTGTCTGTTCCATTAAAGTTATATTTTTCAAAATCATATGTTCTAGTTGATGTACCTAAACCTGTAGCAATTGTAGTCCAACTTCCAGATGTTGTACCATAGTGAATATCACCACCCATTGCTACAATAACTTGATCGTTAAATATAATTGAACAATCTACAATAGTATTTGAATTACTTGAGCCTGTAGGTATAATTGTTGAATTAAATAATGCTGTACCATTTACTCTTCTATAGCCACCTTTAATATCTGGTTCAAAATTACGTAATATAAGTGCTTCACCTGGGGCCATTGAAAAAACATCTTTGTTTAATACTAGACCTCCTGCACAACTAACTACGTATGGGGATATTAAATCAGTAGCTGGCATTAACTACCCCTGCATTTTACGTGCTTTCTCTGCTTCGTATAATTGTCTTAATTTTTCTAATTCAAAAATTGATTTGTCTGGAAATACTTCCATGACATTATCTTTTTCAACAGCTTGTTTGTATTTGTTATAATCACTTAAACTAAACACACCACCTGCCATTTCCATATTATTATTTTTTTGCATTGCATTTTTTTTGGATTTATAATCCATATTATCTTCTGCGTATTTTGCATCATCTCTTATAGCCATAATATCTCCTATACTATTTGTACTCTAGTTCCTTGGTTAATTCTTGAGTCTCTCATATACTCTTGTCTTGAAGAGTAATCTACTCTTAATAATCTTAATTTTCTTTGATAATCTCTTTCTGCCATAGATGCATGTTGAGCATCAGACCTTAACATATAAGTATAATATTTAGATCTATCTATTACTAGTGGTGCAAATCTATCTGGTAATGACATAGTATCTGTATATGTAGATAAATCTGTATGAGTTATAAAATAATCATACTCAATAGTATAGTCATCTTTATCTGGTATTGGGCTTAATCCAAAGTATCCATAGTCTGGTTTTCTGTATACAAATTCTGGAGTAGCATATACACCATCATCATTTTTAGAATCTCTTTCTTTAAAAGACTGTAACCAATTATCATATGAAATATATTTTAACTTTCTAGGAGTTATATCTTGTCTTGATACTCTTACATAATCTACAGTAAAATCTCCAGATGTAGATAAATGTACATAGCTAGTTATACCTGTAGCAGTAAATGTAGATTCAAATATTTTACCTTTGCCATAATCATCTACAGTTAAAGTAGCATTTAAATTATCTGTTCCACCTGCAGAAGTTCCAACTTTAATTGCTAAAGTATCTCCATCAGCATTAGTATCAAATGCTCTTATTTGAATTTTATATTGTTTATTTACTATTGTAGATATAGCTTGATAAGAAGATGCGTTACTTAAACTTAATCTACCATTTCCTAAACTTGAATGTGCAGGAGAACCTGTATCTGTTGTCCAGTTATCTATTGTTGTAGCAAATTCACCATTACTAATTAATTCACTAGGTTTTAAGAAAAAAGAATCCCAATCTACTTTTCTCATATCTGATTCTAACGAATACTCTTGAGTTCCTGTATTTGTAGTTTTAGTAGTAGTACTATGCAGTAATGGTATTTCACCAGATTCATTATAAATATCATGAATTGATTTATTTACAAAATCTTTTACTGCAGTTTGTATACCTCTACTAGAACTAAAATTAGCTGAAGTTAATTCAGTTTCATTTAATTCTCTAAGAGTTCTATTAGTTAAAGTTAAATATGTTGTAGCCAATGTATTCCCCTGTTAAATATCAAGGGGGGATTGCTCCCCCCATGAATATATTTATTAACTAAAAGTTACTGTTTGTGAGTCTGTGTCAGCGTCTGATCCACCTTTATCAAGTGAAATCATAGTTGCCCATACTCTAACTTTTGCATTAATTGCACCAGTACCAACTGTGATTCTGATAGCATCAGCAGAACTGTTTGCAAAAGGTGCAGCTAAAATAGCCATTTGGCCAGCAGCAGCTACAGTTGCAGCAGCTACATATTGGTCAGCGTCTGCACTATCACCTAATGCGATTGTTCCACTGTTTCCAGCAGAGTCAGCAGTTAATACATCAACGCCTGCAGCAAGTACCATTGTGTTTGCTGGAATAGCAATAACATCAAAAGTATCAGTAGCAGCGTTAGTTGTAGAAGAGAAATCTACAACTTCTGATGCGATTCTTACAGTATCACTAGATGCTTTGATCTGAGTGTTTGTATTTGAACTATCATAAGCAGTCATAATTTATTTCCTCCTACTATTAACCGATTGTTATAACACCAGAGTATACAGCGTCATCTCTTAAGATTTTTCTTCCGAAAACGTGTAATCCTCTTACGATGTCAGCGAATGAATCAGGGTCTCTGATTAATTCTGTTTTTGCAATGTGGTTAGCTGTAGCTACAGCAGACATATGTCCATATAAGAATGCATATTCGTTTGCACCTGATGAACCAAATGTTTTGTTTGCAGCACTTCCGCTAGACACAGCAATTGCGTTAGTCATGTACATGTTAAAACCAAATAACGGTTTGTCAGTAACCATACCGTTTCTGATTTGTGATACACCACCATCGTTCAAGATTGATTGGTCTGAAAGTTTAGCACCAGCTTTTCTTAATTGTTGAAAAAAAGCAGGCGGTGCTACTAACCATCTATTTTCTTCTGGTACGTCATTCCCATCAAGAACTGTTTTAGCAGCTGAAACTACATCTGCTAAAGTATCTACAGCAGCATCACCATCAATTGGTGAACCATCAGTACCTGTGTTAGCAGCTGATGTTGCAGCATTGTCGTAGATGTGCTTCAACACGTTGAAGTCATAGTTTCTTTTTAATGAGTATGCACCTGAAGAGGTTGCAAGAGCTTCAAAGTTTACATGAGATTGTCTTTCTTCAATGTCATCTACTTTGAAAGCAAAGTATGAACCTTGATCAACTGTCATAGTGATTTGGTCATCAGCTAAGTCTTGTGTAGAAACAGCTGTACCTCTTGCATAATCTGCAACAGTGATTGTAGGTTCTTTTATTATTTTAACAGTATCGCCAAAATTTTCAATTTCTCCAGCATAATCAGTGTTAGTAATGTCTTCTACCACTGATGCTCTTCTGAAGAATTTTTGAACCTTCTGACTAAAAATTTGTGGAGTGAAATTACCTGAAGGTAAGTTTCCGTATCCACCAGCACTTCCAAAAGCCATGGTTGTACCCTCCTTAGTTTAGTTTAGTTGATTGTTTAACTTTGTTCAATCCTACCTTCTAAACGAGCAAGATCAATATCCTTTTCATGTTTCTCAAATTCATGAGGTTTCATTCTAGATATTTCACTTACAGTCCAAACTTTCTTTTTAGGAATTTCAGATTCAGTACTTTTTCTAGTTTTAGAAATTGCTTTAGCAGCTTCTTTCTTAACATCCTTTTCTTCTTTCTTAGATAACGTACTAATGCCACGATCCATTTTATATAAATCAATAGCTCTAGCAGCTAACTTAGAATTGGAAGTATTTTCATACAACCAACTTTGAATAGTAGGATCTTGTAGTTGAGCCCATTCATGAAAATCATCTTTTTGACGAAGATCATTAAAGTCTGGGTGAACCTTAAGAAGTTCTACTTCAGCTTTTTCTCTAGCAATTTGTTCCTGTTGCTTTTGCAAGTTTTGATATTTTTCTTCAACATCTTTTGCTCTAGCATCAGCCTTTGTCATGGCAATTGTTTCTACCATGTCATAGACATCTGGATACTCCCTTTTCCAAGATTCTAATTCCTCTTTAGATTTAGGAGGTGTAAATTGCTGAGTACTTGATTCTAATTGTGTCCGTAAAGAAGAAAGCTCTTCCTTATGTTTTTGAATAGTAGAATCATAGTGTCTTTTCAAATCGTCATAACGTTTTTTAAAGACACGGTCTTCAGCGTTAGCAGGGCGTTCAGCGATAGGAGTAGCCTGATTATCTGTTTGATCTGCAGTCTCTTCAGATGCATCGGTGTCCTTCTGTTCGGTTGCTGCGGTTGCTTGTTTGTCTCTTTGTTCCTGATGATATTTAGATAATTTACCTGTTAGAAACGCTTTTGTTTCTTCATCATCCTCACCTCTATCTTTATGATATGGGTTTGCATTTGGTACACTAACTTTTTTCTCTTCAGTTTCAGAGACTCTGTTTTCTTCTTCCATTATTTTTACCTATTGGTTGAGTGCCTTATGGATAAGGGTAGCTCGATTCCATAATTTTTGTGGGCCGAAATTAAACTCCTTGAGTATCTATTGATTGATAATCAATATCTCCTGCTTGTTCACTTTCGGGTGGCACAGTTTGTTGATCCATCTCTTGACTAGATGCAAGATCAGCTATAAAACTTTCTACAGCTTGAGCTTCATCTGCTCCACCATATCTTTTAGTTGCAAATGTTTTTACAACTGAGACAGGTAGAACTACGTTCTCTTCTGCACTAGTAAATTGATCCACAAGTGGACTAAGTTCTGGTGCTAGTTTTTTAAGAACGCCTGCAACAGATGGAGCTAATACTGTATCAAGTACAACCTTATCTTCATCTGTTAGAGATTGAATTTTGTTTTGTAAATCTTCTGATGGCATTTCTTGGGGTTGAGGCTGAGGTCTTTGTGCAACTTGTTGAGGTTGAACTCTTTTAGGTTGCATAGATTCTGGAACTTTCATTCTACTCATATCGGGTGCTTGTGGAGTAAAAGGTTTTTTATCTACTAATCCAGTTGTGCTAACTTTATTCCCTGCTTCAATTGCCATTATAAATGCCTATTACGTTTAGTGTTTAATAAATTATAATTTTTATCACTTACAAAGTTTCCTATTAACCAACATAAAGGTTCACCTATACCTGCATAGATTCTTCCTAATAAATCAAATTTACCTTGATTCATTCTCCATGCAATATCATTTGCTCTATGTTGTGCAATATGTTTCCAAACTTTTCTGTAAGTTTTAAATTTTTGAATATGTCTTACTGTTGGAATTGCCCAAGCTAAATATCCTTTTAAATGTTTTTTACTTAAATGTCTGTAAGTAAATCTTATATCTCTTACTAAATCAGCTGTAGATAACTCTCC